CGTAAATGGCGCTCAAAAAATCTAAATACGCAAGTAAGAAAGCATATGCTGACTCCGTCATCAAGAAGGCACGCAAGGCGAAGCTTGCTGCCAGGAGAGGGTATGAACAAACTTCGGGGTATTACGGCCGGTTTACGGGCCCTAATGCCGAACTCAAGTTTTTCGACACCGATCTCTCGTTCCAAGTGGACCTCACCCCGGAGGTGCCTGCCACTGGCCAGTTAAATCTCATCCCGCAGGGAACTACTGAGTCTCAGCGGATCGGAAGAAAGTGCACCCTTAAGTCGATCCAGATCGACGGGTCGGTCTCGTACGTTCCGCCTACCTCCGTCGGAGGTACCATTGTGACCATGGCACTCGTCCAGGATACCCAGTGTAACGGTGTTGCTGCTACCCCTGCCGATGTTTACAACATCAATGGCGCCAACCTCGCCAACGGTGCTCTGAGAAACCTCGCCAACGGCCAGAGGTTCCGAGTGCTTCAGAAGTGGGACATGCCCATGAACGTCGGAGCCGGAATCGTCAACGCATTCGGCCAAGTCGTGAAGAAATGGAAATACTATAAGAGATGCAACATCCCGATCGAGTTTTCCAGCACCACTGGTGCGATCACGGAAATCCGGTCGAACAATCTTTTCCTGATTGCCGGCGCTTTCAACGCCGATGACGCTGTCACCGTGGACGCTTCCTGCCGTGTCCGTTTTTCTGACAATTAAATAATAAAACTGGGGTTTTTTTTCGCTTTTCCCTTGTAAAATTTTGAAAATTCAAATACTATCCTGAGGAGCCGGGTCGTTATCATAGCGAGGAGACGCGTGCCCGACAGGGCCGGCGCTTGCGCCGAGCGTAGACGAAGCGGCGATAACGGGATCCCGTGCGACGAGCGTAACATATCCCATCGCTATCCCTAATCGCCCATATTCACTCCAAAAGAGAGACCTCGCATTTATGACTGAAGACGATCCGCAGAGATCGGCGAGGGTAAGTAAATGCAAAATATTGCTGCCACTATCCCGAGGATGAAGGTCGGAATTTTTATGTACATAAAATTCCCTAGTATTACCTTCATCCTCAAAGATGCTTCCTCAAAGATACCTGTATCTTGGAAGCATCTAATAAAAATAAGATTCCCTGAATCTATTTTTAAAATAGATTCACTGAATCTATTTATTTTGCACCAGAATCTGAGTGAATCTTTTTTAAAAAAAATAAAAAACAGGTCAATTTTTTCAAAAAACAAAAAAAAGGAGAGACTTTTTTACCGGTTATGACTGACCAAGCCCGTTCCAGAACAAATGCGAAGAGTGCTATCAAGCATTGGATGATTACGATTAATCATCCAACTGAAGAAGACAAGCTCCTGCTTGACGCACTGAAGTCGGAAGCCAATTACTGGGTAATTGGATCCGAAGTCGGAGACCAGGGGACCCCCCATCTGCAGTGCTTTTTCTCCCTGAAGAAGGGAGTCAGGATGTCGGCTCTCAAAGCCAAAATCCCGCGTGCGCATCTGGACAGATGCAACGGCACGACCCTTCAGTGCAGTGACTACTGCAAGAAGGGTAATGACTTCACCGAAGGTGGAGACATGACGCTGTGCCTACAGCGTGGACAAGCCGCGACTGCAGCAAACCGTGAGCGCTACGCCGAAGTCGTTGCACTCGCGAAGAAGAGACGCTTCGATGAAATCGAGCCAGGTCTTCTTCTCCGTCATTACTCCGCCATCAAGCGTATCGCGCAAGACCACCCGGCTAATCCTCCCGACGCCCCAGATGTCACGGGGTTTTGGTATCACGGAACTCCGAGATCTGGAAAGTCAGCTACCGCCAGGTACGAGAATCCCGGGTTTTACGATAAACCCTGTAACAAATGGTGGGACGGCTATGCTGGACAGGACGTTGTCATTATCGATGACTTCGACCTCAACCATAAGGTACTTGGGCATCATGTCAAGCGCTGGCTGGATCGTTACTCCTTTCCTGCCGAAGTCAAAGGTACGACGATCCAGATCAGGCCCCTGAAGGTGATTATCACCTCTAATTACACTCCGGAGGAGATTTGGGTCGAAGACCCAACGACAGCTGAGGCCATCCGTGCCAGATGTCAGTTCAAAAGGTTCGATAAACATTCGTTTAATCCGAGCCTTTGGAACAAGACTGTGCTCCCCCCGGATGCACAGGAGATTCCACCTCTGACGCAGTTGTACTGCGATGAGATGGAAACGATCATCATCGAAGATGATGATGATGGATACATCATCGAGACCCAGGTGCTCTGAAAGCATTTATGCATTTCTGAGTGCCAGCAAAATAATAAAAAAAAAACCATTTTTTTCAAAATCTCGTTACTACACAATCTTCGTTGTTTTTTTGGCTGTCTAATCGTAAATGGCGCTCAAAAAATCTAAATACGCAAGTAAGAAAGCATATGCTGACTCCGTCATCAAGAAGGCACGCAAGGCGAAGCTTGCTGCCAGGAGAGGGTATGAACAAACTTCGGGGTA